GGCAAAACAATCCAAGCAATGGCAACCCTAGAGTCACTACACCTACAGTCCGAAACAGAAGACGTAGCCCCGTGCTACCCCGCTGTTGTTGTCTGCCATTCACGTCTTGTATTGAACTGGAAGAAGGAGTACAACAGGTTCTTCCCCGAACGAATCGTAGAAGTTATTAGAGATCGCAAAACGATTCCGATGTTTGGGACATACGATGTCGTTGTTGTTGGATATCCTAACATAACAGCGTGGGAAAAGCAACTCTACAACCACAATTCTTACGTATTTGACGAATCACACTATTGCAAATCACCCGACGCACAACGCACAAAATCCGCAAAGAAGATGACCAAATCAAACAAGAGCGCAGTTGTTCTCTGCCTCACCGGGACTCCAGTCACAAACCGACCCGCCGAATACGCCCCACAACTAGACATCCTCGGTCAGTTAGACAAGTTTGGTGGACTATGGGGCTTCTATCGTCGCTACTGCGGAGCACACAAAGACAAATGGGGACAATGGCACCTTGAAGGGCACTCCAACCTAGAAGAACTCAACGAAAAACTTCGTTCAATTTGTTATATCAGAAGAACAAAAGACCAAGTGATGACCGACCTTCCCCCAGTAGTGCACGCACCCATAACCGTAGAAGGCTCGCCGACGGCAATGAAAGAATACGCAAAGGCTGAAGCAGACATCGTCGCCTATCTTATTGAGAGAGCAAAACAGATTGCTAAAGAACTCAACTTGCCAATCGGGGCTGCTGCAGTATCCGCACGGCTCAAAGCAGAAGCAAACGAACATCTAGTAAAAATGAGTGTTCTTCGCAAGATCGCTGCACGAGCAAAGATGCCTGTCGTAGAAGAATGGATCAAAGAACGGGTAGATCAGGGAAGGAAAGTTGTAGTCGCTGCTCACCACAGAGACATCGTTGATGAAATAGCAAAACGATTTGGTGGTTTGAAGATTCAAGGGGGTATGGATGTTAATGATGTTGAGGATGCGAAACATAAGTTCCAAACTCTTTCGTGCGAAGAAGCCCCGGTAATTGTGTTGTCTATCCAGGCAGCGAAGACTGGACATACGCTTACTGCATCTCAGGAAGTTTTGTTTGTTGAGTTGCCTTGGACTCCAGCGGATGTGGATCAAACTTATTCTCGGTGTCACCGTCTTGGGCAGTTAGGTTCAGTTACCTCTACCTATATGATGACGAGCGGAACGATTGATGAGGACATTTATGCTCTTATTGAACAGAAACGAAAGATTGTTAATGTAGCAACTGAAGGTGACATTGTCTTTGACGACAACAACGCATCTAATATTGTTCTCAAATTAATTGAAGAATCTTTGTATATGCATTGACATTCATTGGAGAGTACGGTAGTATGTACTCAGAGGGAAACCCCCATATCCCTCGCAAGCGTTGAGCCCCACTCGTCACCCCCGACAAGTGGGGCTCCGCATTTAACCAGACCAATCAGTAACTGTCAGCGATGTCGTTGAAGTTAATGGGTGCCGGGGCTTCGCCACAGGGCCACTCTGCGGAAGTAGTTTCAGAAAGAACACTACATACAGAACACTCAACGACCTTCCCTAAGTTGGGGATGCCGAAACGTTGTTCAAGATCAACAGTACGCCAAGTATGTGTTAAGAAATTCTTTTCAGCATCTTCTCTGCTCCCCTTAAAAGGAGGAACCATTTTCATAATGCGACCCCAAAAGCGAGACATCAGTCTTCCTTTACTTCCGTGACTTTCTTATTCTCCATCACTTCATCAACGATAATGTTTGAGTAGCGACGGCGAAGACGCCAAATCTTCTTGTTAAGTTCAATCATTGCCTTCGTGTTGCGGGCTTTCTCAACAATCTCGTCGTCGTAAGTCCCGTGTCGCTTGAAGAGAGCATTATCAAAATCTGATGCTTCAAATATAATGTCAGACACCCAGTTGGCTTTCAAGTCCATTTGACTCATCACATTGCAGAGTCCCGCATGACCGAACTCGTCGTGAACACGAGCAATAAGGATTGCACATAGATGATCTCGGTAAAGGGTGTTGGCGTCGCGATGTTGACTTATGAAATCCCCCAAGAAATCAAGCAACTCGCCTCGTGTCATTTCTTCATCTTGTTCGTCAGAATTCTCATCCATGCGAACACCATCCTCTCATAAAATGAGCCTCAGTACATTGTCGCATACAGGAAGTCAGATCAGGGAGAGGATCGCAGACTGTGCTTCGTGCTTCTTCTTAGTGACCCAGGAGTTCGGGTCCATTGATGACATTGCTCGTTCTTCGGGCTTAGCGTCACGATAGTGATCAAAGTACTCGGCGATTGTGTTATATGCAGCCCAACCGTTATAACCATATCCTCCAGCATTTTTTGCTGACGGGTACAAGCCCCGCACCACGGAGATGATTTCTTCACGGTTTGTCTTTTGACGATCCGTCTCACCTTTTTGTGAGGGGAATACTGTGTTAATGATTTTGTCAAGGTTGCGTGATTTGTCAGGAACATTGATAGAGAGCATAAGTTCTGCTGTACGCTGAAATTCTTCTGCCCATTCAATTGACAACTCCAAAACACTTTTTGCTTCATTGATTGCCGAATCTTGGTTGCGGGTATGGCGCGCAGTGAATACACGGAGCGCCGACTTCATTCCAGCCATCACGGTGTTCTTACATACTGCACGAACCGAAGTATTTGCATATGTAATTGGTGTCTTGCCGTCGTGTCCATTGCGCACGAGAAGGAAACGTTCGATTCTGTCGTTCACTCCTGTCGGATCAATGATTAGTCCGCCGAGGTCAATTGATGCAAAGAATTCACGACCGCCTTTGAGCACGCCACATGTGTCCACGATGGCATCGCCTCGTGAGTTGACGATGTCTAGGGCTCTGTTAATGCAGTCAAGGTTTTGCTGTACTACGTAGCGTGTACCTACGGTTGAGAGGGCGTCGTAAGTCCCGTCCTTGTTGATACGGACAGTTGCGCGACTATCTTCAACCATGAGTGGTTTTCCGTCGGGGGCAAGGATTACTTGCCCGTCTACGTCTACGGCTGCGACGCCAGCGATAGCAACATGGAAATCGGCATCGGCTGCTTCAAGCATTGCTTCTGCAGTTTGGAGACCTTTCATGGGTGTTCCAAGGCGGTGCCAGGGGACCTCATGGTCGGCGTAAGCCATGCGGATTTTTCCTGCTTTTGTTGAATCTAGGTCGTGTGCCATGTTTTTTGCTCCTTGGATAAATCTCTTTGGAACACTTTAGCGCACAACTAGCAGATTGTCAACCTTCTCAGGTGGATTTATTTAAAACTTTTCTATTCCGAATACCGATGATTGCGGGTAAATCAAATCCTGCCTCATGGCGCTCTATCTCGGTTTCTCCGCCCCACACACCGTACTCGTGGTTGTTCCTGCCGTACTCTCGGCACTCTACAGATACGGGACATTGCCGACAAAGCGTGGTGGCTTCTGCCTCGCGCCTTGCTCGTCTTTCTGGTCTTTCTGCAACCTTGGGAAAGAATAAATGTAATTTCCCACGACAAATAGCGCGATCAAACCAGTGCACATCCATTTTCGTATTGGTGTTTGTGCTCATTCCTTAATAATAACGGAACTAAACAGAAAAGTCAATAGCATTTATTAATCTTCGGTTTGGCGATCCATCTCTTGCTTGAGGGATTCCCATTGTCTATGCCACGACTTGGCTTCTTCTTCAGCATCCCAGAGATACGGGGCTGAGACCAGCCTCCATGTGATGTAACCAGATAAAACACCAGCGATATAAAATATGAGGCACATGAGGCACCGCCTTTATTTAGGAGTTGGGACTTTCCAATGCTTCCCTTAGCGCACGCTCTACATAATGCTTAACAGCACTATTCATTACTGACGACGCCAACGGTTCATCAATGGTACACACTAAATCTCCGTTAGCAGCGTATATTTTGAGGCTATTTACACCGTCAAGTTCATCCGCAACAGATTCAAGAAACTCTGGAGTGATCCTGACTTCATATTTCCCACTGTCCCCGCCCCGCATAACAAAGGCAAGAGTGCGTAAAGTCTGAGCAGTGGACTCGTCTTGTTCGTTCATGAGAGTTCGTCAATCCTTTTCAACCAGTTATGTACGGTGGTCTTGCTGACATCCATGTGTCGCATAGTAGTAGTCACGGCGCTACGAAAAGACATAATCCCTGCAGAGTTGAGCCAAATAAAAACTTGGAACTTTTCTTCACGAGTTGTTGCATGAGGGAACAAAGTGCTGGACTCATCCAACAACAGTTGCAGAGCGTCACCGAAAGAAGGAACTTGCTTTTCGTTGATGGTGATAGACAGGGAAGAACTCATCGGGCAACAATAGCACTAAAGTGACTTTTTGTCAAATTGAAGTTAACAGCGTGTAGCCCAAGGTCGCCATCCGCACTTATTGTGTTGCTGACTGTAGTTCCACATCGCCAGCCCCGCACGAAGGTTCACCTCGGGGATAAACAAGTCCTCGCAAGTATTGAGGATTCCCTTGGCTTGAAGCCAGCCACTCGGATTGTATTTATTCTTCTTGCACCAATAGCCGTTGATTTGGATAAGCCCACGACTTCCCCCATTTGGGTCGGTCTTATTGAACGACATCGTATTGCAACGAGATTCACGATTCATTACAAAACTCAACTTCGCCCACTGACTCTCATTCCAGCCGACTGCGATAGCCAAGTCGTGATATTCCCCACACTTCCCGTACATTAGACGGGCCAGTTCAGTCCAGTTAACGCCAGACAAATCAATAGGAGCAACAGTGTTCGCGGGCTTCTCCGCTTTAACTTTCCCGCCGTCAGCCCCGCAGGTAGCGACAACCACAACAAGGAAAGCCAAACATACACCTATGAACCATTTATGAAATAGTCTCATTTTATTCCCCCTCACTTGCACTTACGTGACCATGGCTTAAAACCACAATAGCCGTGAGCGTCGTACCATCTGTACATTTCCCAACCCCAAGCAAAGTTGTAGCGAGGGTCATTGACGACACGCCAGTCACCGTACTTTGCCTCAATATCATCAAGCCAAACTTTGTTGATTTGAAGGGGACCTCGGTCGTGACCATTCCATTGCGGGTGACCTTCAATGACATTCTCGCAACGAGATTCGTTCCAGACTTCGCGGAATAATTCAGGGAGAAGTTCAAAGGGCCATCCTGCATCAAGAGCAACTTGAGTCCACTCTTGGCACGGGACTTCGGGGTCAAGTGTTGGGATGAAGAAGCCTTCAGGGAGCGTGACCACAGTCGTTGTAGTGACTGGAACAACAGTTGTCGG